CCAACAGCCTATCGAACAACAGCCTATCGAAAAATGGTGGTTAGTAGGTTATACGGTGAAAGGTTTCATCGGGTTTTGAAAGTAGCTCATCCTACAAGTTTATAAATATGCAAGAACGATGGAGCTTGCAGAGCGCAACCCGGCGGCTGATATTGACAACAGCATCATTTTACAGCCACGGAGTAAAAAGCACTTTGCCGCCATTACTGACCCGGTGAAAGTCGGGCAATTGTTGCGTGATATGGATGCTTACCAAGGATCGTTTGTAACCCGGTGTGCTTTGCAGTTGTCGGCGTTGGTTATGCTTAGACCGGGAGAGTTACGGGCGGCTGAATGGGCAGAAATCGACCTTGATGCTGGTATATGGGCAATCGAAGTTAGGCGCATGAAAGCACCTACCCATGTAAAACGTGCTAATCAAACGGTTCACATTATCCCGCTACCACGTCAGGCAATTGATGTGCTACGTGACCTGAACCAACTTACAGGCAGATTTAAGTATGTTTTCCCCAGTGCGAGGGGGGCAAGTAAACCACTGAGTGAAAATGGCGTTAGAACAGCATTACGAACGATGGGTTATGACAACGACACGATGACACCTCACGGTTTTAGGGGGATGGCATCAAGCCTGCTTAATGAACGTGGCTGGAATCCTGACGCGATAGAACGGCAACTTGCCCACAAAGACCATAACCAAATCAGGGCAGCATACAACAGGGCAGAGTACATGGACGAAAGGAAGCGGATGTTACAAAGTTGGGCAAATTACTTGGATGAATTGAGGGTAACCACGGGGCAGGTAATCCCCTTCAAAACCAAAGCGGGGTAAGTTGCCAGCATCAACAAACCATCAACCAAGGCCGGGCAAGTCCCCGGCTTTTTTGCATCCATGATAGGGGTGTTTTTGGTTCGTTTTTTGTACGGGGCGATATTTTACAAAAAAGGTTGCGACAGTTGCGACAGTTGCGACAGTAAGCCGCTTATATGGGGGTTTTTGGGCTATCCATTGGCTGTATTGGTAGGGGTTAGTTATTATTAATATAATATAAGTTATTATTTTTAATATTATTTATGTATATACAAACCCCAAGGACAAACACCCTTAACCCTTGGTTTCTCACTTGTAGCGTTTGCGACTGCGACAGTTGCGACAGTTGCGACAGTAAAACCAAGAATCACCCCTTACCCTTGGTTTCAAGGGCGAATGCCAGAGGGGGAACGGCGCGGGCAACGTTACGTTAGGGCAAAACTTGAACGTGAATTCATTGGGCGAAGTAAGTACAGTAATCTGTACTCACAAGCACCAGCGGGAAAGTAGAAATGGAAGCAATCAGTTATTCAGCATTCAGGAAAGGACTAGCAAACGCCTTCTTGGACAAGGTGGAAAAAGACCGTTCCCCTTTGTTGATCACGCGGCAAAATGGCACATCTGCGGTGCTTATATCCTTGGATGAATACAACGCCTATATGGAAACCGCCCACTTAGCAGCAAGCCCCAAGAATGCCGAACGCCTAAACCGTGCCATTGCCCAACTGGAAGCATAGCCGCCTAACCATCCCCACCAATCAAAACACGATCAAGAAAGCCGGACACGTTCCGGCTTTTTCATGTCTGCCATTCGGGAAATAATCGCGCCATGTTTGCACCCCTGCGTTCGCACTCCTCCTCACTTGCCGGGTTTTTGCATTTTTTTATCTGATTTAAGGCACTTTCTAAGCAGAATGCGGGCTGTGTCGTGTTCTGGTCAGTCAGGAGTGTCACAAAGCGTCACACAATGTCACACCCTGAAATATCCCAAATGCGCCACCTGTTACGGTAGGGCTTAACCATGCGCTGAATCCAAGTTTCAACCGCACACGCCACCATTGAAACCCCGCCAAGCACCCGCCACCAAATACACGTAACGTTGCAAATGTTACCGCTGACACGCCAAAGCAACCAGCGCCTGAATAGACATTCAAACTTGAGACGAAGATATGCAACCAAATACACGTAACAGCTTTAACGCCTACCTGACCGCATTCGGGCAAGCGATGGGCAACCCGCACGGGGTACGAAATGAAACTGTTCATTACCCACCCTTGCAACAACAAAAAACATTCTTACGCGTTAGTGAACGGGCGGAATTTCTCAAAAAACTTAACCACATACCCGTTACCGCCCAACTGGGGCAACGTGTCGGCATTGGTGTAAGCAAGCCAATTGCCAGCCGCACTAATACCGAAATCGAAGAACGCCAAACACGGCAAGTTGCAGATTTATCGGGCGACACATACCACTGTGTACAGACCAACACCGATACACACATGAGTTATCGAACCCTCGACGCTTGGGCGCATACCGACAACTTCATGAAGGCTTACAACGACAGTCTGGGGCTACAAAAAGCGCGTGACCGCCTCATGATTGGATTCAACGGTGAAAGCGCGGCTACTGTGACAGACGCAGCGGCAAACCCCTTGTTACAGGATGTAAACATCGGATGGCTGGCAAAAGTCCGCAACAGCGAACCGGGGCGTATCATGGGGTATGACTCCGAAGGTGCGGCAACCACCGACACCTACAAAATGGGCGAAAGTGGCGATTACAAAACCTTGGATATGTTGGTGTTCGACATGATCACCAACTTGCTCGACCCGTGGCATCAGGGCGCGGATGACTTGGTTGTATTGGTCGGGCGTGAAATCTGGACAAGCCACGGCTTATCCCTGTTGTCAAACAGCACCTTGCCCACTGAGCGCAACGCCTTAAGCACATGGTTTGCATCCCAAACCGTAGCGGGCTTGCCGTGCATCATGCCGCCGTTCTTCCCGGCGCGTGGCGTGGTTGTCACCAGCTACAGCAATTTATCCATTTATTACCAGCTCGACACCATGCGCCGTGCCATTATCGACAACCCCAAACGCGACCGCGTGGAAGAATACCATTCTGAAAACGAAGCCTATGTGGTGGAAGACTTTGGCAAGTTCGCAGGTGTGCGAAACGGTTCAATCCTGTTGCCTGATGCCACGGGTCAGTGGGGTTAACCATGCATTCACCCGCTGCACAACACCGTAACGGCAACAGCACCCGGCGGGGAACATTGCCCGCCACTGCTGCACCGACCAACACGGCAACGGCAATGGATGCGGCGCGTGAATCGCGTCATGAAAACATCATCATGGCGCAATTCCACGCGGACTATAACCGCATGGGCCACATCAAAAGCCGTATCACCCGTGCATCGGTCAAGCGTCAAACCCTCGCGCAGTATCAGGCGTGGCTTGATGCTTTCCCGCACCAGCAAGGCTATGAGGGCAGGGAAGCCCAAATGTTTGTTTGGTTGACCTTGTGGCATATCGACGTGGGCGAATGGCAGCGCGGGTTAGCACTGGCACGGTTTGCCCTGCATGAGGGCATGGGATCACCCAAAGACTTTGTGCGCACCCTAGCGGAAACCATCACCGAAGAGATAGCGGGCGGTATCCTCAAAACAGAGGATATTGCCAACCATGCAGACCTATTGGATGAACTGGCGCGGCTGGTGAAAGGTCATGACATGACCGACCAAATAAGTGCAAAGCTGCATAAGGCGCGGGCATTGGCACGGCCGGGGAGTGACCCCGCAAAGGCGCGTGAATTGCTGCTGACGGCGGCGCAAATTGACCCGAAGTCGGGCGTAAAGCGTTACCTGAAAGCGTTGGACGCAGGCGACAAGCCGCAAGGTAAAACCGCCGTGGTGGTCAATATGCAGGACTACAGCTTATCGGCACGGGCAGCGGCAAAGCTGGCAAACATGACAGCACCCGCCTTTATCCGCCATGCCAAGAAACACCCCGACTTATTGCCACGGGTAGAAATTCCCGTGGGTACACGTCACCTTTACCGCTTCACACCGAAACACGTTAAGGCGTACATGAAACAACATCTGGTGAACGCCAGAAAGGAATTAAAAAATGGGAATGACAAAGCAAGACGTTGATACCGTAATGGATGGGGTCAGTAAAATGCTAGAAGACACCACCACAAAAATGACAGATGCATTTATTGAAAGAATCACCGCCTTGGAAAGCCGCTTAAAAACGGCTGAAAACCGCCTGAAAAATGCAGCACCGGAAGGCAAAACACCGTCGATTAACACCGCACCCGCTGGCACACCCGGCGATTGCAACCACTATGAATTTTAAGGGGCAACAGATGAACACTACAATGGGTTTTAAAATTGGTTTCAAGATCGTTGAAATAATGTTTTCGTTATCAGAATGGCTGTACTTACAGGCAATCGGTATAAACGTGCGTTTATCAATGAAGCATTACTACAAAGAAAATGGGCATCTGTAAAGTTTATGTTCCGTGGTGGGAGCTTTGCGGGCTGGGGAAGCCTTGCCCGCTTTTTTATGGGGGTTAACCATGTACATCGTATTTAAAAACGGCAAGCATTTCCTTGAAACAGGCAGTTACCCGACCGCTTGTGCTGAGGCGCGGAAGGATGCACTAAGGCACAGAATGAGCTTTTACAGCGTGTGGGACAAAGAAACCGCAGACAGGAAAATCAGGGGCAGCAAGGACAAGCCGCTCTACAAGATCAACGCTGGCATGTGTTACACCATCCCAAACCCGCCACCGCAACCATAAGCGGCTGGAAGTTTACACGTCGGGAGGTATCCGCCACCCGGCAACCTTGGGGCGGTGATTCTGCCATTTGTCACCGCCTTTTTTTTGCCACCCACAGCGGAATAACACCGCCACACCCACCAAGCGCGGGCGCGATCCTTAACAATCTACCTATTGCACCAACCCTGATTTAGTCCTACCTTCCACAAGTCAGGGACAACAAAAAAGGGGACAGTTTGCGGCTGTCCCCTTGTGCGTTTTCCTGTATGGATTTTTCGACGACCAGCAACAGGAAACGTGAGTATGGGTAACAGGTGGCGTGATTGCAAGGGTACGTTATCCCTTTGTGCTGAGCATAAAAGCATTATGTATCTGTTGGCTAAAGATTCAGGCGGTTATGCAGAACTGGATAAGATCGAAGCCGAATTCAAGGAAAGCCGTGCTTCACAAACATTTAACGACTGGTTAGAACACAGTGCCAAGCACCTTAAAATTCTGGTGATGGATGCGAAACACGACCTATGCAAACATGACAGAGAGCGCACGGCAAGCACACCCATTCTGCTATGGGCTGAAATTCTCAAATCCTATTTGAAGTTCAGGCATGACACCCC